TTCAGACAAGAAGTACTCGAAGACAGACTACAAGGTTGTCTACAAGGGCAAGTGGATTGTAGGCTCAGACGTATTCTTTGACTGCGGGCTTGCTACCAACATGAAGAGAGCAAAGTCGTCGTTAACAAACACGTCTCTTTCTTACCATCTTGCAGCTCCTAATATGTATCAGATGTCTACCTACTCGTTAGGAGACCAGATGAAGAGTTTGGCTGACCAGATACAGTTGGCGTGGTACAAGCTACAGAACGTAATGCTAAGGGCTAGACCTCGAGGTATTATGATTGAGTTAGGTGCACTAGAAGGAGTTCCATTAGGAAAGGCGGGACGGGCATTAAAGCCAATGGAGATTTTAGACTTATATAATCAGACAGGTAATTTAGTTTACAGAAGATTAAATGATGAAGGTCAAGCAAGTAATTATAAGCCTATTGAAGAGCTTGACAACGGTATTGGAAACGAGGCTGTGCAGTACTTTAATATCATTAAACAGAACATTGACTTACTTAGGGACATCCTAGGATTCAACGAGATTACTGACGGCTCTACTCCTGACCCACGAACATTAAATGGGGTGGCTAAATACGCAAGTGAGTCTACTAACAACTCGTTAGACTTTATCAAGAGAGCTGAAAGAGACTTATTAGAGAGACTATGTTACGACCTAACACTTAGGATACAAGATAGTGCAATAAATGGCACAATATCAGGATATATCAGGGCACTAGGAAGCGAGTCTGTACAGTTCTTTAAGTTAGACCCTGAGGTGTCGGCGTACGAGTGCGGACTAAAAATACGCCAGAAGCCAAATGAGTTTGAAAAAGAAAAACTATCAAGAAGAATTGAGCAGGCTATTCAATCGAACCAGATTACCCTAGCTGACGCTATGATGATTGAGAACCTAGAGAACCTTAAATACGCTGAGGTACTTCTTGGATACAGAATTAAAAAGAACCAAGAGGAGGCACAACAAAGGGCAATGGAAGCACAACAGATGAACGGGCAGGTTCAACAGCAGTCAGCAATGGCAGCAGAGCAAGCAAAGCAACAAACACTTCAGATGGAGGCTCAGATTAAGATGCAGATAATCCAAATGGAGAAGCAACTTGACTCACAACTACTTGCCATGAAGCTACAGAACGAGGCAATGATTGAGCAGGGCAAGTTAGAAGGCAAGATTAATACCGCCAAGATAGAGGCTGACAGCAGAGAATATGTTCAGCAAATAAAAAATCAAAAGATGTCGGAATTGAAAAAATAGTTTTAGTTTTGTACCACCAAACAGAAAATAGAGTAAGCAATGGAAGAAAATGTTATAAATTTAGACGAGTTGTTACCAAGTAACACCGTTGAAGAAAAAGCACCAAGAGACATCACCCCAGCGTCAGAAAGAGAAGTAGAGCAGGAGGGTGGTGATGTAACTGAGAATGATTCTGCGAAAGAGGAGAATCAGTTAGACGAGAGTACCACGCAGAAAGAGGAAGCTAACGAGGTTGAGGATGCCGTAGAAATAGAAAACCAAGCAATGGATACCATTGAACAGGAAGAAGCTACGGAAGAGTCTACAACTAAGCAACCTACTGCCGAGTATAAATTCAAGGACGACTTCATTAAGAAAGCGGTAGACTACTACGATATGTATGGAAATCTAACACCGTTCCTAGAAGCCACAAGCAAGGATTATGACGCTGTATCAGACGTTGACATACTAAGAGCCAACTTTGATAGAGAGAACTCAGACCTAAGCGAAAAGGCAAGAAACAGGCTTTTTGAAAAAGAACTTGAGAAGTACAATCTTGAATCTTACGACGAGGACGACACAGAGGTTGGTAACGCACTACTAAAGCGAGACGCAGGTAAGTTACGTAAAGCCTTGAAAGAAGAGCAACAGCAATTCATTCAGTCTATTCAACCGCAAGGACAAGAACAACAGCCGTCACAAGAAGAACTAGAAGCACAGCAAGCTGAAAGCAGAAAGATTATTCAAAGTGGAATATCGGGGGTTGTCAAAAACAATCTTATAAAGGTTGAAGCCAACGGGGAAGGCATTAACTACCAAATTGGCGACACTAATAAGGTTGTAGATTATGCGTTAGACTCAAGTAAGTTTTTATCTACTTTTGCTAAGGACGGACAAGTTGATTGGGATAAATGGACTAAGGTTGTTGCATTCGCTGAGAATCCAACACAATTTATAAGTGAACTAATTAAACACGGTAAGTCACTTGGCAGGAAAATGATGGAGGCTGAATTGAAAAATGTCACTCCACCGACAAACTCTAAGGAGGTTATTGAAAGTAATGATAATGCAAACCCTTTCGATAATCCTGTAGACTTTTTAAGAGGAATGACTGTAAGAAAATAAGTTATTCACATTTAAATTACAAATAAAATGTCTATTGCAGCAGGTAATATTGACCGTAGTTTTTTATCTACGGTTTCTTTCACAAACACGCTAGAGCAGCGTGAAATTTTAAAGGACGTTCTTGACATCTATGATGAGGAAGCGTCTATGCTTGATATCATGGATTGGACAGGTAAGGCTAAGGCTACTGCTCAAACTGAGTACTTTACGGTACAAAACAACTTCTTGTACGCAATGGCTACAGTTAAAACTCCAGGGACTTCTGCGGGTGCTGCTGGTGCTTCTGTAGACATCACTATTGTTGGTTCAACTTCTGTTAAGCCTGTAGTAGGAGAATTAATTTTGTTCGCTAACGGTGTTGTAGGTTATGTTTCTGCTGCTTCTTCAGCTACTGATTCAGTTCTTACTATTAAGCCTGTTAACTCTGCTGACGCAATTCCTGCGGCTGCAACTGGAGCGAAATTATCTTTCTTCTCTAACGCTTATGCTGAGGGTACTGGTTCTAACCAAATGCGTAAGTCTGACTTGATTAAGCGTTCTAATAAACTTCAAATCTTCAAGACTAAGACATCTGTTACAGATATTGCTTACGGTTCTAAGATTGAGGTTGAATTTAAAGGAAAGCCTTACTACTTCTTAAAGCAACAACACGATGCTTATTTGAAGCACAGAATGGATATTCTTTATGCTATCTTGTTTGGTCGTGAGTCTGCTGGTTTAACTGACGCTGCTGGTAATGCAATTAACACAACTCGTGGATTGCGTGATACTATCATCAACGCTGGAGGTATTACTTCTAACGTTGCAACTTCTGGTACAGTTGCTTTGTCTGACTTAGCTGCATTGTCTCGTTTGATGGACGCTAATCGTTGTCCTTCTGAGTATCAATTATGGGCTGGTGCTGACTTTGATAATGGTTTTGATACTACTATCACTGCTGCAACTCAGTTTGTAAATGGTGCTATCAACTACGGAGCATTTGGTGGAAAGAAAGACGTAGCTATCGCATTAGGCGTTCAGTCTATTTCTGCTTTCGGACGTACTTTCCACAAGAAGCGTTTAAACGCATTGTCTCATCCTCAAGTTACTTCTACTGCAACTAACGTAAACTACGCTAAAGAGGCTTACTTAGTTCCTGCTGGAAAGATTAAGGTTGAGCAAGGTGGTGGACAAGTAGACCGCATGATGATTCGTTACTTAGAGATGGCTGACGGCGTTAACTCTAGGTTTAGGGAAAAGATGCTTGGTGGACTTGCCCCTACTCCAACTTCTGATACTGATACACTTGATATCGTGTATAGCTCTATCGAAGGATTTGAAAGTGTTGGTAATGAGCACTTTATTAAGTACAATATCTAATTGATTATCAGTTAGTTTAAAAGGAGGGGCTAAGAATCCCTCCTTTTATTAAAAAACAAACCAAACGATAAAAGAAATGAAAGCATCAGAATACAATCAATTTTCTGCGAATATGCAGAGAAAATTAAAGCCAGACGAGAGAGCTAGCTACAGGGTACTTAACGTAAGACCAGACCCTGACAATTACGGAAAGTTTTTAATGCCCGCAGCTTATCAGATACCATCTACGGATGTGGTGTACGACAAGACTAAGGGCGAGTTTGTTACTATCGCGGCTATAGAAAGGACAGACAACGACGGGAATCCTGTATTCTTAAATATTGTGTTTACGGCATCTAACGCAGGCTACTTGTTCTTAGATGGAAGCAATCCTACTCACCAGAAGATATACCAGTTTGTAGAGCTATGTAACTTTAACTCTTCTAACAAGGACAGGAATGACACTAACGAAGCGGTCTTCTACAGGGTTGACAACAAGAAGGATGCTATCGAAGAGAGGGCAATGCGTAAGTTGATTGTCAAGGCAGTTAACACGGCTCTAGAGTTAGACGACAAGAGAGCAAGAGAGGTAGCAATGGCATTAGGAATCGATGCGGAGACAATTGAAGAGATTCGTAACCAACTGGAGGACTTCTCAGAGGAAAGCCCAGAAGAGTTTATGGAAATTGTCGAGAGGGCTTCACTTAGCTTAGAGACAATGATTAAGGAAGCCATTAAGAAGGGCATAGTTAAGAACGACGTCAATGCACAGGTATTTGCTTGGGCTGAGACGGGTAAGGAGTTGATGAAGTATAAGAAAGCTCCTAACAAGAATTACATTAAGGAATTAGCCGACTACCTAGAAGAGAATGCCCCAGATGAGCTAGAAGCCATCAAGAACCGATTAGGTTAAATCCGTCACAGGATTGGTATTTTTTTGTTTGGTTTAGGTTGATTAGAAGGGGGAGCATTTGCTTCCTCTTTCTTTTTATAGGTTAATAAATTATAGTATATTTACACAAATTATACTTTGCTTTGATATGGCAGTAACATTCAATATACAGTTTAGAATAAGCGTTGCAACAAAAGTTATTCGCTTAACAGACACCTCATCAGGCTTTACTTTCAACAAGGGATGCTTTAAAGTAGAGTTTCCTAACGGAGTTGTTAGAAACTTGCCCGACTTTAGT